GTTATAGGGGGGTAGGAGGTTCTGGACGTTGATATTGCTATGTTGGGTGATATAAAAGGGATATGATTATGAGAGGTTAATGAGGTTTTCAACAGGGAAGGTGAGGTTCTGGATTTTTTCTGGAAAATGGGCAAATTCTTGCAGATTGTCTGGACGGATTTTTAAAAAGAAAAATTTTAAAAAGTTAATAAATTCAATGGGATAATTTAAAATTGTAAAAAATTTTACGACGCGCCGAGTCCGCCACCTGTCGCCCACCAGCCCCACAGATGCGTCGCCGGAAACTCCTTAAACAACCTAAGTACCTGAAATTTAAAGTTCGTCACCGTTCGCCACCTCGTTCGCCACCCGTTCGTCACCGTTCGCCACCTCCAACCCCGGACTTTGTGAAATTTTACAAACTATCCTTTGTTTTTTCAGCTTCCTGCTTCTCTTCTTTTAACCCTTCATAAATAATTGGCATATAAGAATATTGTAATAATCCTTCATTTTTCAGTTCATTAAATTTTAAAGTTATCCAAACAGTTTCTATTTCCCAACTACATTCTTCTCCACCCTTTGAATTAGGATTTACCTTTAAAATAAAGGGTGAGATCTTATGTGGTCGACCATATTTTAAAATAAGAGCATCTTTTAAAATTCGATAGTTTTTGTTTTCTTTAAAGTGAACGATAGCCATGTAAAACCTATTTTTATTAAACAGATAACCTGTACTCCCAACATCCACCTCGCCGATTTTACTTAACCATCTTTTGCCAATTCTTATGTCTTTTTTAGAACCAAGAGATGTAAATCTATCGATTGGTTGATCTGATAAACCCGAGTATGAAGGTTCTGGCCCCGGGTCCTTCAATTTTATAAATTCATCAATTGTGGATCCCCATTTAAAACCAAGAAAACTATCAGGAGCAATGGCCTTTTGTGCCTCCCCAAAGGAGGGGACAATAAAAATAAAAATTAAAATAAAGTACACTTTTTTCATTTCAATCGCCTCCCTTGGATTTGTCTTCATCGTTCTTTTGGGCCATGCGGACGGCTTCAAGGAAAGCCTTAATATTGGCCTTTAGAGCGTCGATCATTGTCTCATTACCACTTTCTAAAATTTCGGCCATACTGTCAAATAGTTTTTCATGTTCCACCGTGCGAACTTGATAAGGGGGGGGTGGCTCAGAGACTTTCAAAAACTCAGAGACATCAGCGTCATATTTGACAATTTTTTTCCACGTCTCCGGCCTGGGAAGGCTTTTTCCCCTTTCATATCTACTCAACTGATCCTTATGGACACCGGTTAAATTATCGAATTTTTCAAGGGTGAGATCCCCTCTAATCCGTCTAATTTCGGCTCCAATTTTCTTTTTTAAATCCTCTTTTAAATCAATAGGTTCCACAAAAAAGACTATTTTTAGTATTTTTTTCTTGACAAATAGATTATTTTTAGTCTATATTTGTTCAAAATTCTTTAAGTTAAAAAGGCCTATGACAAAAAAAATTCAGCGAATCATGAGACTGCATAATTTGACCCAGCGGCAGACAGCATGGGAACTGGGTGTTACCGAGACCTGGGTCTCGTTGGTGCTGCATCGCAAGGGAAAATCGATGAGAATCCTTCGGTACATTGCCCGGAAGACCGGCACGAGCGTTTCGGAGTTTCTTCCGGCCCAAAGAAAGGCGGCGTAAATGTGCCCCATTTGTGAAGCACATATTGATTCCGATAGTCATCATTGCCCTCACTGTTTTGGGAATCTCATCGGTTTAATGACCACCTGTATTAATTGTGGAAAGATGTTTCATGCCTGGTTTTCTCCTAAGCCTGTGGCTTGCTGCCCTTTTTGCGGGATCGCAGTTTCTTTTCTGGACCCACCTCCGTCGCGGGCTTAATGGGTTTTCTGCAATCTTTTTCGATGCAGAAAGACTGGTTTTTGAAATAAAGGGAATTATGGCAATAAGGGCATTCATAGATCAAATCACTTCCGCACCGAGGGCAACCCGCGATTGTTTCTCTCACGGCCTGTACACTGAAATTACACGATGGGTTTGAGCATATGACGTATCGATCGAATCTCATGAGTTCCTCCTTTGACGAGATTTTTAAAAACGAGGGGGCTGGTTCCCCTGGGGAGGCCGTATGATCCGAAACCTTGAGAGGGGAGTCAGGATCTGCGGCCTCTTTATTTTGAAATCATATAAATTTTTTTGAGCGAAATCAATAGCAATTTTATGATTAAAAATCGCAATCCTAACCAACTCTCTCTACTCGATCTTTTAAAAGATCTCCGACCTCAAATAAGCGATTCCTCTACATTTAATATAGACCTCCAACTTCGAGATGCCATTTCCCGGGCCATTAAGGATTGTCCGCATTCGCGGTTCCAAATTGCAGCCAAAATGTCGGAGGTCCTGGGCTTCGAGATCACGAAGTCGATGATCGATTCGTGGACGGCCGAGAGTCGCGAGGGTGTCTATAGATTTCCGGCGTGTTATTTACCGGCCTTTTGTCATGTGGTGGGGAATCTTGAACCTTTCCGGATTCTGGCGGATCTCCTCGGGGTATATGTGATTGAGAGCAAGGATGCCCTCTTAATGAAACTCGGACGGATCAAGGATGAGAAAAGAAAACTCACCGAGGAGGAAAAAGCTGTTGAGGCGAAACTTCAGGGGATGAGGGAATGAGGGATTAAATGAAAGTCGACACAGAGATTCTTCGCTCCGCTCAGAATGACAACTCTAAGAGAATATTGGTGGACACCGAGACGGCGGCGAGGACTTTGGGGGTCACGGTCAGGGCGATTCAGAAATGGTTTGAACGCGGGAAATTGGAAGGCCAATTTGAACCAAGCAATAAAGGCGGCGGTAAAGCAGGGATGGTGCTCAAGGTATATATAAATGATAGTGATCAGTTATCAGTGATCAGTGATCAGTCATCAGTGATCAGTGATCAGAAAAAAGCCAAAAATAAAGACCGATATCGTGTACATCGCGGCGAGCCGGGGTGCCGGGTCGTAACGCCAATCGTAAAAGGAGAACCGGTGATCAGTGATCAGTCATCGGTAATCAGTGACCAGACGCCAAATCTGCCGGAAATTCAAAAAGATGGGGACAGTCCCCATTCTACGACCCTCCCCGTGGTCGGGTCCGTAAATAGGGACAGTCCCTACAATCGCATCGCTCATCTCCGCTATGCCCTCCTCCAATCCCTCCAGGAAGAAATCAAAAACAATCACCGGCCGAAATCCGAGATCGTTCGGCAGTTTCTTGACCTCTATAATTCGGGGGTCTCACACCCCACTATATATAATGATATACGTCGAATTTCCCGATCCACACTCTATGAATGGATTAGGGCCTATGAAATCGATGGTATAGCCGGCCTTGTGCCTCAATACGGAGGCGCGGGGATCTCGAAGACCACCGAGCACGAAAAAAACCTTCTTCTCACGTTGGTCCTTCATCAAAACCGCCTAAAAACCGCCTATGCCATTACCCTCGCAAAAAGTTATCTCCAAAAGAAAAAAATCGAGTCTCCGTCATCACCGGCGACTCTTCGCCGGTTCGTCGATCAATTCAAAAAAGAGCATTACGATATTTGGGTCCTCCGCCGCGAGGGAGAGAAGGCACTCAATGATAAAGTCGCTCCTTATGCCGAGCGCGACTGGAGATTACTCGAGGTGGGCGATGGTCTGGTTGCCGATGGGCACCGGCTCAACTTTCAAGTCATCAATCCCATCACCGGCAAGGCCTGTCGGCCGGCGTTGGTGCTATTCTGGGATTGGAAAAGCTCCTATCCCCTGGGTTGGGAGCTCATGCTCGAGGAGAATATTCAATGTGTCGCCTCAGCCCTTAGAAACGCCATTCTCGCCCTGGGTAAAATTCCGAAATGGGTTTATTTGGACAATGGCAAAGCCTTCAGTGCAAAAATATTCACCGAGGATATCACCCTTGAAGATACCGAGCTTCCCGGGATGTTCGCCCGCCTCAATATTAACTATCACTTCGCCCAACCCTATAACGCCCAGGCGAAACCGATTGAAAGGATATTTGGGATCCTCAACGAGCAGCTCGAGCGTCTGATCCCATCCTATACCGGCGCATCCATCGAGGATAAGCCTCCCAGAATGAAGAGAAACGAAAAATATGCCCAATCTCTCCACAATCCGTTTGTGCCCACAATCGAAGAGACCAACGATCTGATCCGCGCGTGGCGCGACCGCTACGCAGAGAGACCGTCCAGGGGCCGCGATGGTCTCAGGCCTATCGATATATTTAATGATGGCAAAGGCCCCGGTGTCGATCCGAATGAGCTTACTTATCTAATGATGGAACGGGAGATCAAATATATCCACCGAAACGGAGTCACCTGGCTTGGATGGCATTGGTATGACGAGGCGCTTTACGGACTCAAAGATAAGGTTGTCATCCGGTATTCACTTTCCGATCTTTCACAAATCTACATCTTCCATAAAAACGAATTTCTCTGCACGGCGCATCCTATCGAAAAAGTCAATCCAATGGCCTCCGAGAGCGAAAACCCCAAAGACATGGAGGCTGTAAAAGAAGTCATACGGCTGAAGAAAAAGGTTAAGAACACGACACGCAAACTCTGCGACCTACTCGATTCGAGGCAAGCCGGCCAGATCGATTGGAGCAAAACGAAGAAGACCGAGATTTCAGAAACGATCCAAAAGATCGAGGCAGTCAAGAAACCAAAAGTCGTCAAAATATCGCCGTTTGTTGACAATGACACGCAGAGCGCAGAGCGCATAGCGCATAGCGAAAACTCCGAACTCCGAACTCCGAACTCCGAACCAGGAAGGCCTTGGTTCTATGATGACTATGAAAAATACGATTGGTTGATGAAACAGTTGGTGACCTCGATCACCGCTGAAGATCGGGCATGGCTCGATGACTTTATGTCGAGAAGTTCGCTTTATAAACATACGGCACAAGGGGGTGAAAGATGAAAAATCAGTTCGTTATTACTAAATCGGTTAAAAAATTCCATCAGGCAATCGATCATATCAACCACAAACTCAAAGGTGTCGAGAGAATGTCTCTGACTGTAGGCGAGCCGGGCCTCGGTAAGACCGATGCCGCCATTCATTACGCCGCCCAAAACGGAGCGGTGATGATTCGCACCCTTGAGCTCATGACCGGCCCCTGGCTCCTGAGAAAGATCGTCTCGGAACTCGGAGCTGCTCCGGCCTATAGAACGGATAGAAATTTCGATCTCATCAGTCAGTTCCTTGCTTCAAAACCCCGGACAATTATTTTTGACGAAGTGGACCGCTTCGCCCATAAACCCGAGATCCTCGAGACGCTCCGGGATATCCATGATATCTGCCATTGCCCGATGGTTTTTATCGGCGAAGAGATGGCCGATAAAAAACTCATGTCGAATCGCAGACTCTACCGGAGATTTGTAGATATCGTGAGATTTGAAAAACTTGATCTCGAGGGAGTGAAGCATTTTTTGAGCGAAGTATCCGATGTCAAATATCAGGACGATGCCATTGAGCGGATCGCCGCTGACAGCGATGGAAAAATCAGCGAGATCATCACCATGATTCACCGGGCCGAGGCCGTCGCCAGGACGAACCAGGTGAAGATCGTTGGAGCGAAAGATTTTAAATAATCAGAAGGCATAGGGACGTAGGGACACTTCCCAGATTTTTAACATTCTAAAATTATGAATCGACAAAAATCTGGGAGGTGTCCCTGAGAAGGCAGAAATGAATAATCTCAGAACTATTGGAGCGACCATACTCGAGTATCCTGGTTTTTTTTCGCTGGATCAGATTGCCAGGGATACGGGGATCTCTAAGAAATATTCAAATGATGTTCTCGTCGTTTTTTGTCAGGAAAGTCTAATCAAGGTGATCAAAAAACGGAAGAAAGAACACCGACCCGGGTTGCCCCCAACCTATTCAATTATATACCGGGTCGCCAACCGAAAAGATCTGGCTGCCAGGATAGCCCCAAGGTTCAAAGAAAATACCGGTCAGGACCGGATGTGGTCAGTTATTCGAAACAAAACAAAGGCCGACGGATTCTTTACGCTCCGCGATCTTATCGTCCTTGGCGGCGTAGTGAAAAATTCAGCCAGGTCCTATTTAAAATCGCTCCGAAAGATCGGAATCATTCAACCCTCCAGATCAGGAGGAGGCCCGGGGGTCGAGTGGAGGCTACTTCGCGACTGCGGCCCTAAGCGGCCCTACGTCGCGAGCCCGAAGGTGGGAAGATGAGAAGATATGAAGTTGAGAAAATGCCCAACCTCATAACTTCTTAACTTCTTAAGTTCGTTCTTTTCAGAAAGGAGGTGCAAGATGCCGAGAAAAAATGAAAATGGTTTTCATAGTACACATGAGCGAAGGTTGAGAGAATGGGGGTATAGAGATCCGGCCTCCTGGAATCCCTTATTATCAAAGTATTTTACTCCGAACTCCGAACTCCGAACTCCGAACCATCTTAATCTTACTCCGCATTCTGAAATCCGAGATCCGAACTATAGTACCATCAAAACCACTGGCGAAGACATTGTGAGAGAATTCAGACGGGAGACCCTTATTCTGAGGCAGGTTCACATCCAGGCACCCAAAAAATCATTTATAAGAAAATTCATCGATTGTATCAATTGGAGGACCGTTCTTGATCTGGTCTGTATCGGGGCATTAGTGATAGCCATAGCGGTAATTTTTAGTCTCATTGTTTTTGGGCCTTTCTCGATGAGAGAGCTTTGGAAATAAGAATCGCGTGTTATACGTGCGAGAGAAAATCTTACAAAGCCGGGGGGGCTACGCGGTGCCTCGATTGGAAAAGACATACAACAATTGTGCGATGCTCAAACTATATCGGGCCTATTCCGGAGTGTCATTTTAAATCGGCGGCCGGTCCGAATTATTATGACACATTAGCGCACGCAGGAATTAGAAGATGACCGAAGATCGATTGAAATGGATCATTAGTGGCCTTGATTGGGATCGACTCACGCCGTGGGAAGAGAGATTCGTTGAGGCGCGTGAAAAAGGCCATAAAAAATACGGGAATATAACTGACCCGATGGAAAATAAATTAGAAGAGATCTTCCGGGTGAAATCTAAATGAACGTTAAAATTAAAAACCATAGGATTCCCTGGGAGAAGATCAGAGAAGAATTTTTCTGGATCACCTTCTGTATTATTTTATCCCTGGCTGCCTTCGAGGCCGGCTACATTGTCCGCGATCGGCAAAAGGACGATACGAGAGAGATCACGCTGAAAAATGATGCGAGCGTCAAAGACCTGCACGGAAGAATGACGGTACTCGAGGGACCGTCTCCTAAAAAGACGATAGGGAGATGAGGGAATTAAAAGAAAAGACGGGGAGATAGGGAGATGGGGAGAGAATGATTTCTGCAATTCCTTACATTGGCGGGAAACATAGAATTGCAAAACAGATCGCTGTCTATCTTCATGCGACCGGTGCTGATTGCCTGGTCGATGTTTTTGGGGGAAGCGCAGCGGTGCTTCTCAATTCTGGATTCCAGAAACGGATTTATAACGATATCGATGGAGATCTCGTGAATTTCTTTCGCGTGCTTGCAAACGATGAATATCGTGCGAAGTTTCTGCAATTAATCCAACTTACGCCGGTGGCACGATCGATTTTTGAGACTCACTATAATAAATATGCCGCAAATGGATTTAGTTTTTCTTATATAAACGATCCAGCAGAAAGAGCTTTTCATCTATTTTACCGTCTCCAGTTTGCTTTCGGAGGCAAACTTAGATCAGGCGGTTTCACGATTAGTACCTCTGATCGAAAAACAATCAAAGAAGTATTGAGATATTCTAATTCGGTGGTGCGTCTGGCAAAATTGGCGACCTTTTTCCAGGATACAGCGATCGAATGCTTGGATTTTTCCGAATGCATTAAACTCTACGGCTGGCGATCTAACATAGTCCTATTTGTGGACCCACCGTACGTCGGCACCGAGAATTATTATTCCAGACAAATGTCGAAGGCGGACCATGTATTTCTCGCGCATCTATTGTCTAACTGCAAGGCCTCCGTCGTATGCAGTTATTACCGCGCCCCAGAAATCCAGGGTTTATATCCGCAAAACAAATGGGAATGGCATCCCATACAGAATGTAAAGAATAGCCAACGCAGAGGCGCACAGAAAGAGAACGCGATCGATTGGATCCTCGTTAAAAAAAAGGTGGGGGAATGACTGATCAACCCTTAAACAATCTTGAAGCATCGATCCTCTTGATTCTTGAAGGCCACCGAGGCCAGGCCGAGGCGATCAGTCGCGAATCTCTCGTTAGGCAGGTATGTGATCTCGAAGAATTTAAGGTCAGTGAAAGAACCATAAGACATGCGGTTAAACACTTAGTCACTCAACACGGGACCCCGATCGGTTCTTGTCATTGGGGCTACTTCATGGCGGTTACGGCAGAGGAAATCGAGAAGGTCTGCAAATATTATGATGGCTATGGCCTGAGTTCGCTCTTTGTCTCGGCGAAGCTCAGAAAAATCGAGATGAAAGACTATCTGGGTCAATTGTCTTTGAAATTCAGTAATCAGTAATCAGTGATCAGTGACCAGTTTTTACTGATAACTGATAACCGGTAACTGATAACTTTTTTTAGGAAAAAGGGAGGAATGAAATGGCAACCTTAGCGGAAATCGAAATTCTGGCAAAACAATTGGCGGATGCGAGGTTCAATCTCAAAGAAGGACTTGATGAATTGGAGTCTAAAATGGCGGCGATCAAAAAAGAATTTATGCCGGCGATCCGTCGAGCCGTGGAGAAGGTTGCCCAGAGACATGAAGTCCTGCGAGCCGCCATTGAAGAGGAACCCGGACTTTTCCAGAAGCCAAAGACATTTATTTTCCACGGGATTCGTCTCGGTTATCAAAAATCCCGCGGCGAGATCATCTGGGAAAACGTAGACCAGGTTATCCGTCTCATTAAAAAGAATTTCCCGGACCAGGCCGAGACATTGATCAAGATCACTGAAACACCCATAAAGACGGCCCTGGCGCAGCTTTCGGTTGCAGATCTCAAGAAGATTGGCGTTACCGTGATCGAGACAGGCGACGAGGTTTTCATTAAACCCACGGATTCAGAGATTGACAAATTAATCAATGCACTGTTGAAGGATGAGGAGTTGAATAAAGCGGCGTAGGGTAAAGATTCAGTGATCAGTAATCAGTAAGGGAAAAAGAAACCATGAAACCAAGCAAATATCTTCTTTTTAAACAATATTCGGAAACTGAGAAAACAAAAAGTTTTCATGTCATCTCAAAAAAACATGGAGATCTTCTGGGTGTCGTCAGATGGTATCCGAGATGGCGCCAGTACACATTCTTCCCAGAACCCGACACGGTCTGGAATACGGAATGCCTCTGGAATATTTGTGCATTTATCGGAGTGGTGATGGAGGATCCAAAAATACAGGAGGCACTTGCGGCAGGGGCAGAAGGCAGTAGGCAGTAGGCAGAGAAAAGATGCCAGATCAAAAATATTTAGCCCGCATTCAAATCATGAAAAAAGAGAAAGCCATCGAGGAGCACGATTACCGGTACATCCTGAAATGGGAGTTCAATGTTCAAAGTTCAAAGGAATTGGAAAATCACCAGGCCGTGGTCTTCATCCGTAGATTAAGAGATTTTCATAAAGATGTCTACGCGCCATCGGATGAAATAATCTGGAAAATCAAAAATCTCTGGCACCAAATTTATAGAGGCGATCATGAGATCAGAGATCTAAGAAAATTCCTTTGGAGACATGTCAAGGTGAGTGATTTAAATTTTTTAGATCGAAGAAAAGCCTATGAGTGCGTCGAAGGGCTCAAGGCGATGCAAAATCGCAGGGACACCTCCCATATTTTTAACCCCTAAAGGTGAGAATCGATAAAAATATGGGAGGTGTCCCTTGACGGAGCGGAGAAATGCTGCTTAGACTCAAAAACGGCACATTCAAAAGAAGCAAGATCTGGGAAACATCAAAAGAAGAACTCCAGAAATCTACCGCCTGGCTGATGGATCGATATAAATGTTCGAGATCAGTGGTCTGCCAGGCGCGGATCGCAAAAGGATTAAGGACCAGGGTCTATGTCCATACTCATAATCCGGGGGCCAGAACAAAAAATCCAAACTATGATGGCCTCCATGAAATTTTCAATACGGTTGAACTTCGAAATAAGATGAACTTATATGAAGAGAATTTTAGGATCAGAGAACAAAATGGCCAATTAGAAAACGGCAACTTAAAGATCTATCGCGCCGAAGAACACTCGCAAGAATTTTTAAGATCACTAATACCCAGTAACCAGTAATCAGTGATCAGTGATCAGTCATCAGTAATTGGAAGAATATGACCCTCGAAGAGGCCCGAAAGATTTGTGAGGAAATTACCAAAGAGCATGGTCTCTATTGTGATTATAGGGAGGAGAGACGGGACGGGGAGGTGAAACTTGTCTCCTTGACCTTGCGGTTCTGGATCAATAAAAAAACTATTGATTTTTCAAAAAACTGTGGTAAAATAGATTAAAAATTAATCCCGCCAAGGCGGGACGGGAATAAGGACGAGGAAGAACCCGACTTATTCTGTTGCGCGTGCCGAAAGGCACGAGACAGAGTGAGCCGGGTTTTTTTATTTATCCTGTGGAATGGCTTTGAGCCTACTCCATCAGGGTTTTGAGGAAAATCAATGCTTGATCGGCGATGGTCACATATCATGCTTCATCATTCCCTCACAAAAGACGGCGCTACCGTTTCGTGGCAGGCGATCCGGAAATATCACAAAGAGACGATGGGCTGGAAAGATATTGGCTATCACTTTGGAATTGAACAAATTGGCGCGATAAGCCCCCCCAACCCCCCTTTAGAAAAGGGGGGCGAGGGGGGATTTGAGATTTTAGTAGGCCGGAACCTCGACCAGGAAGGCGCTCATTGTATTGGGATGAATCAGGAGGCCATCGGGATCTGCTTTATTGGAAATTTTGATGAAACCCCGGTTCCGTTCGACCAGTGGAGGAAAGGCGTCGCCTTTGTGGCGAGCCTTTGCAAGATTTTTGATATTTTGCCTCAATTTATCGTCGGCCATCGGGACTATGCCCCAAAGAGTTGTCCGGGGAAACTTTTTGATTTACGAATTTTTAGGAGTGATGTAGGAGGAAAACTATGAAGAAGATCTTCGCCATAATGTTTTTAATCTTATTTCTTTTTGTCTCCGTATCCAATGCCTCAGATTTTGAGTTCTGGTTCAGGGGAACCAAGGTGTATGAAGGGAACTGCTCAACAACGCCTCCGCCACCGCCCGCATCAACCTACACCGTAACGGTTTCGGTTGTCAATTCGGCAGGGGGTTCTGTTTCACCTACGAGCGTATCTGGAATTGCCCCCGGTGGTCAGGCAACCCTCAGTGTTGCAATCAATTCCGGCTATGCGGCTTCGGTCTCTATAGGTAGTTTGTCAGGTAGTACCTGGACGATCACAAACGTCACTTCAAACCTTACCGCTACTATCACTTTTGCTCAATCAATTGCGGCTTGTCAGTCGGGTGATACTGACAAGCCCATAGCAAGAGAGTCAGCAGGGCCAGGGACTCTACACGTTTGCATCCCCGCAGATACGCCGGCCCTATTAATTCAGGTGGTTGGCACGACAAACGAGACGGATGCTCAGTTCGCTTGGACATTTCCTGATGGGAGGGTATTTCCGACCGATCCCATTTTTGGGAAGATTCTCGGTACAGGGACTTACAGTGTGAGCTTGCGTGTGAGGAGCCAGTCAGCCCCAAGCCCAAACATTTCTGACCTGTATATCCCACAGGGAAGGCATACGATGACGATAACCGGAACTATTAATGGATGGAAGGAAGTAGGCTTCTAAAGAAAGGAGGTGAGAGCATGAGGACGGTAACTCTAATATTTGGGAATGACAAGAATTTGGTGATCTTTGCAGTGCTTGTCATTGTAGTCTATTCCGTCTATATGCTTGGGATAGATGCTAAAGAGATCGCCAGTAATGCCCTTTCAGGTCTGTTTGGAATAGCAGTAGGGCAAAAAATTAGCCAAGAACCAGTGGTGAATCCATGACCATTCAGGATCATCTTGACAAACTTTTTAAAGAAAGCCAGCGAATCAAGATCGGGAAGGCTATCATCATTGGTGATCTTCACCTCGGGGTGCGGGATAACGCTGATGACTTCGATGGGCATGACGTACTCTTTTTTAATTCGATTTTTCCCTATATAAAACCAGAGTGTTCTCTCCTCCTCGGCGGAGACATAACTGACGATTGGGAAAATCCTGACCGATCAAAGATTAAAGCTCAGTATCCTGCCGTCTGGAAGATTTTAGAACTGGGGGATTACCAGATCCAAGGTAACCATGATCCCGATCCTACCCTTCCTATGGCCTATATTCTTGTTCTCAATTCTGGCAAAGAAGTCCTTTGGACCCACGGGCACGTGGGGGACTTCTTTAATTATCAGGCCTCGTGGTTAGGAAAGTTTTTTGTCCGCCATATTTGGCGCAATCTTCAACTCACAGGGGTATTTAAAGATCCTACCACGGCCACGGTCAGGAATCTTGGGAAGCATGAAGCCACAAAATTGGCTTTTTTGGATTGGGCACAAACCAGAAAAAGAGAGGTGATTTTTCATCATACCCACTTTGCCACTGATGGGCCAAGCTGGAACGCTGGATCGTGGGTAGGGTTAGGAGGTCAAGCCATCTTAATTGATGGAGACAAAATTGAGGTAAAAAATTTTACATAGGAGGTCTATATGAAAACAATAGGATTTACACTAATCGAATTGCTCTTAGTTGTTGTGATTATGTTAACCCTGGTGAGTTGCGCTTCCATGAATGCAACCCAGTTGATCCAATATGATGTCCAGAATGCTGCTTTTACGAGGGCCACGGCTCGACAAATTGGCTCGACCTGGGCATTGAATAGCGGATTCCTTACTCCCGCCCTACAGGATTTGAAGGGCTTTATCGCCTGTAATTGCGAACAGGATCTCAAAACACTTGATACTATTGCTGCGAAATGTCAGAAGCGAGATGCCAATGGCCTTCTAACCTGCGAGGAATTAAACGATAACGACTGCGGGAAAATTGTTTACTACTGGGGCAAAACCTGGGGAGCGATTGTAAAATCGGGAACGGATAAAATTCTTCAAACATTCTTTCCATCCGTCTTGGCTAAGATATTGCCCTATGTAACGGCGCTGGGATTATAAAAGAAGGGACACTTCCCAATTTTTAACCTTTCGAAAAAATTAGAAATGACAAAAATTGGGAGGTGTCCCCAGATTGATAAAAATATGGAAAGTGTCCCTGGGTAGATTATGGAACAGCTTATTCAAAAAGGATTTAGTTCTTTGATTGATTGGGGGCCGGGAATGCTCATCGCGGCCCTGATGCTTTACGGACTTTTTCGATTAATTAAAAGCATTGGAATCAAGATCGTTGAAGCACTTGAAAAGCCATCTGGGGCATTGAGCCAACAGGCAAATAGCATGGACCGCCTGACCAATGCGATCCATAACTATATTGAAAGAGATCTCTCAGAGCATCGGGAGATCATTCTACTACAAAAAATTATTCTCAATAAGGTCGAGAAATTATCCCTAAGAGGAGAGAAAGATGACGGATCCCAAAAAAGAGAGATATAGGCAAATCCGGGGGACGATCCTAAGCCTTCTCGCCCATCAGCACCCCGGGCCACTTGAGATAAGAGAAATCCTTTTTCTCCTCGATGATCTGGGATTGCCCACCAGGGAAGAAGAGCTCAGAAGTCATCTCTCCTATCTCGAGGAAAAAATGGAGATCAAGATGGAAGAGCGAATAGCGGGAGGCATTAAGAGGGAAATGGCGCGGATCACCGCCGTTGGTCTCGATATACTCGATAAATTCACAAAAGACATTGGGGTCAACGTCGAATTCTAATAATTGGCTAATGGCTAATAGCTAATGGCCGATGGCAAAGAACAAACATGGAAATTAAGAAAACCCTCAAGGAGATGGAAGACGAAGCCAAGGAAAAATATATGGCCAAACTTCTTTTCCAAAAAGACGGAAAAACTTATGTCACCTTTCATGAGCCGGGATCAACTATCCAGTCTCAGGATGGGAAGATCTACCGGATCTCAGAAGATGGGTCTTTGAGGAGGATCAAGACAGGGGGAAAATGAAACTCAAAAAAGCGGAAGATATCGCAAAAAAATTGGGGATTGCCGAGAAGACCTTACTCGAGTGGAGAAGTTTCGGAATGCCCTGGGTGAAAATCGGGAAATCGGTCTTCATTCTTGAGGATAGTTTCATCCGCTGGGCCAAAGATCACGAAATATCCCCTAATGCACAGGATGCGCCAGGAGAAGACTTTTTCGGGCAGTCAATGGATAAGGTCATACCCCCGAAAAGTTGATCCGTTTGGGCACCCTTTGGGTATCCTTTGGGGCTGTTTGGATATCCTTTCAAACGGAAGGTTCGACATCAGTGATTGAAAATGGGCTTTTTTAATGCGGAAACCAGAGAAACTAAAGAAACCAGAAAAACCAAACAAACGAGAGAAACGAGAGTATTCGATGGAGGTTCGGGAGACGGCCTCCAACCTTTATGTATATCGGCAAAAAACTTATGAGGAGATTTCAAAAATTACCGGCGTCTCAGTTCCGCAACTTTTGCGATGGGGCGCCCAGGAAGATTGGCGGGGTCAAAAGTTCACCCAGGTCAAAAAGAGGGTCGATTATCGAAAAAATCTCTATACGCTTCGCGATAAGATTCTTGAGAGTGCAATGGCATCTACTGATCCTCAAACCGTCCATGCACTGGCAAATCTTCAGAGGATCATTGACTCCGAAGAGAAGATGAAACCCGTGGAGGATCTGCCCGTGGATCCGGAGAGGAAAATCGGGCTTTCCGAAGAAACGCTGGCGAAGATCAAAGAAGAAATCTATGGAATCTCTGTAAAGAAAAATGGGGAGATAGGGAAATAGGGTGATGGGGAGAAAAAAAATAACTCCGAACTCCGAACTCCAAACTCCGAACTTCAAGGCACCTGCGGTGCCATTGACGCTCTATCAGAAGCGATGGGTTGAGGATGGTGCCCGCTTCAAAATCGGTCGGGTGACGCGCCAGGGTGGGAAAACCTTTGAAGCCACTCTCGAGGCCGTGCTCGATTGTCATGAGCACAAGGTCCTCTGGGTCTGTCTCTCCCGCGGCGAGCGGCAATCGAAAGAACTAATCGCCCAGGCCAAGGTCCATGCCAAGGCGATAGGTGCCGCCGTGGAAGAACTCGAATCGACATTCAAGGGCGAAGATGCCGAATATAAGATGTTAGAGATCGTCTTCTCTAATGGGTCGCGCATCATCGGCCTTCCAGCCAATCCTGATACGGCCCGTGGCTGGAGTGGAAATATTCTACTTGATGAATTCGCCCTCCACAAAGACAGCCGGGCCATCTGGCGTGCGCTATTCCCGACCATTACCCGGGGCTACAAGATCCGGATCATCTCGACCCCATTCGGAAAGAAAAATAAATTCTATGAACTCTGCACGGAAGATAATGGGTACTCGAAACATCTCGTACCTATCGCAAAGGCCATTCAGGAGGGCCTCATATTAAAAGATGAGAACGGCAAACCTTCAACGATCGAAGCCCTCAAAAAAGCCTTCGGGGATGACGAAGGATGGGCACAGGAATATGATGTCGAATTCATCGATGAGGCAACAGCCTGGCTGACCTACGAGCTGATTGCGACAGTCGAAAGCGACGAGGCCGACTTCATGCCCACCTGGCTTATTCCAATAATCAAAGATGCGGAGGAGGCCTACAAAATTTACAAAAAGACAAAGATCGCCCCTCCTCCCCTTAAAGACTATCCCGATATCGATGGTGATCTCTATGTTGGGTTTGATGTAGCACGGAGAAGGGATCTTTCTATCATCTGGCTTGACGAGTATAAAAACAATATCGCCTGGACACGCGCAGTAATTGAACTTTCAAAGGCGCCTTTTTTTGTACAGAGGCGAATCATGTTCTGGTTACTCGGCCATCCAAAGACACGGCGGGCCTGCATTGACAAAACGGGACTCGGGGAAAACATCGCCGAAGATTGCATTGATTTTTATGGAGAGTACAAGGTCGAGGGTGTCGACTTCACGGTAGCCAACAAGGAGGCACTGGCCACGGGACTTAAGAAGAACTTCGAAGATCTCCAGTCGCGGATCCCAATGGCTCAGGCAATTAGAAATTCTCTGCACAGCGTAAAAAAATATGAGACAAGCACCGGTCATTTCCGGTTTGATGCTGACAAAACCGAGGAGACCGGCCATGCCGATCACTTCTGGGCCAAAGGGCTGGCGACGCAGGCAGCCAGCCAGCCGATAGGCGTCATCGAATTCAAAACCTCCGGCGATAAGCGCACTTTCACGGAGATGGATAGTTATATGCCGCACAGCCGCAAGGCGGTAAATTACTGATAGGGGGATGGGGAAATGGGGAAATGGGGAGATGAGGAGAACTGGTTCGAGATCTTCAAAACAGGTACCCATACTGACTCGGCGGGCAATACAAAAGACTGGACCGAAAAAGATATTGCCGAGATCGTGGCATCCTATAACCCTGAACTTCACGAGGCCCCGATCGTTATCGGACATCCGGACCACGACTCACCCGCCTACGGATGGATCGAGGCCTTAAAGATCGAAGGGGACAAACTTTTAGCAAAACCCAAGCAGCTCGTCGACCAATTCAAAGACTGGATCAGCAAAGGTCTATACAAAAAAGTTAGTATCGCTCTCTATCCGGATCTCGGACTCCGTCACGTCGGATTTTTAGGAGGAACGCCTCCCGCCATCAAAGGTCTGAAACAAGCCGCCTTCGGAGAAAAGAAAGCCGCCTGGATCATCGAATCTGAGTTAGGGACTGTCCCAGAATTACGGCCCCTAAGGGGCGTAGATTCGGGACTGTCCCAGTTTGCCAACGCGTGTTCTCACATGGCCGAGGATGGAACCTTTATTGGCGGGTTTGATGGCTGTGTCGAACACATGATGTCGTGCGAAGGCCACGATGAAGATAGTGCAAATAAAATTTGTGCATACATCGGCCGCAAGGCCGGTAAAATTCACGTCGAAAAAAAAGGAGGTACTGGTATGGAAAAGTTTAAAGAGTTTCTCAGTGGATTGAAGACCCTGATCGTCGGGGCGGAAAAAGACTTGCCCGGGGAATCCCCTGGCAGCAAATTTACCGAGGTCGATCTCGCGGCCGCCGAGAAGCGCGGTAAAGACCTCGCCTTTGCCGAGGCCCAGAAGAAGATTGAGGTAGAGGTTAAGGCTAAGGATGAGGCCCAGAAGAAACTCAAGGAGATCGAGATCAAGGCCCGGAAGGACGAGATCCACTCCTTCTGTGAAGGACTCGCCAAGGAGGGGAAGATCATCCCCGCCTGGATGAAGGCCGGAATTGAAGAATTTCTCTTCAATTTGGATACAGGCGAATCGATCAAATTCGCCGAGGGCCAGGAAAAGTCCAGGAGCCAATGGTTCAAGGACTTTATTACCGAACTTCCCAAAGTCGTCACCTTCAAAGAAGTGGCCAGAGACGATGGATCGAAGGGAGGAACGGCGAGTGAAAAGTTAATGGCCCTCACGGAAAAGAAGATGAAAGAGAAAAAGGATCTCTCTTTCAGCGTGGCCTTCGCCGAGGTACAGAAAGAAAATATCGAATTGGCAGAGGAGTACCTTTTGGAAATACATCCAAAAAAATAAATCTGATCGTTGATTGCTGATTGGAAAAATTCTTCAATCATCAGTCATCAATCATAAATCATCAATTCTCAAAGAGAGGAGAAAAACCAATGGCTACAGAAAATAGAATTCTCGATATCAGTGCTCCGGCTAACGAGGATCTGAGCGATTATCAATATCACTTTGTCGTTCGAGATGCCACGGCAAATAAATACAGACTCCCAGATTCCGCGGTTGAGTGGCCGGAAGGGATCCTTCAGAACTCCCCTGAATCGGGCGAGGCAGCAGTTGTCCGCGTTCTCGGAATTTCGAAGCTCGTAGTCAACGGGGTCCTTGCGGTGGGAGACGTGGTCTCTCCGGAATATGTCGGTGCAACCGATGCGGGCAAAGGATCGGCCGGAATTCTTGAGACGGCGAGAGGAATCCTCCTGGAGGCTTCAGGCGCAGAGGATGACCTTGTAACATGCATGTTAACTGACATGCCTGGAGCGTTGGTAGCTTCGTGTGTGATCTCAATGGGCAAAAGTTCCGTGCTTTCGCATGTGACAAGCTCGGCCCACTAAGAAATAGACGACAGACCGCGGACCTTAGACTTCAGACTAAGGTCTAAGATCTGAGGGTCCGAGTCTGAAGTCAGATGTCTAATTGTCTGAGGTCTGAATTCATTATGAAGATTTCCCACTGGCTTGAGAAAAACATTTCCGGCATGGCAAGGGTGGCTACGGATATGGCCGAAGGCGAAAGGGCGCTCGGTCTCGACTCGAAGGCCCTTTCCTTTGATGCGAAGGAGCAAGTCACCGAAGGCGTAGATGCCGATATTCATGTCATTCATACTCATCTTCCCGATTCGATCGACGCGAGGAAGGTGAAAAAGGTTTTGGTTATCCACGGAACGCCCGAGCATATCTTTTATACGGCCGTGGAGGCTGGCCTGGGCCATCACCACGGATTTTCCGATCCGTGGATGCAGACCATACACCTGCTCAAAACGTCCGATGCCCTGGTCACATTTTGGCCCCGTCATCAGGCCATCTGGCAGAGCCTTTGCGATGTCGGGCGAAAGGTTCATCTTATCCCGATGGGAATTAACACCGAATTCTGGAAACCGGTCGAATCTAAAGGCCGGTTTGCCGGCAAGCCCGCCTTGCTTTCGGCGGAGAACTGCTATCTCTATAAATGGCCGCTCGATCTGATGATCGCTATCCCCTGGGTTGCCGAGGAGATACCGGATCTGAGGCTTCATCTCTTTCAACTTCCGCTCGATCAGCATCGCTGGTGGTTTCCTCTGATCGACCGAAATGGAGCCGGATACCATTCCCACGTAAGTGGGATCGCGTATTCCCCGGAGGGGTTAAGAAACGCTTTCGTCGGGGTCGATTATTATATCGGCCTGGTAAAATACGGCGATCACAATCATATCTGCCTGGAGGCAAAAGCGTCGGGGTGCAAGGTAATTTCCCATCCGGGGAATCCATACTCCGATTACTGGGTTGACGAGGCAGATCAGCAAATAATGGCAAAACAGCTCATAAAAATTCTACGCGCTGAGGTCGAGCCCAACAAGACCGAACCCGTGCCGGCTCTTTTAGAGATGACCAAGGCGATGGTAAAAATCTATGAGTCCATCATTTAAAATCTGGCCCCCGTGTAACATTTCTCCTGGAGTCGTCATCGGAGACGGTGTTAACATCGGGGCCTTCACCGAGATCGGTCCGAACGTCGTCCTCGGGAAAAATGTTCGCATCGGGGCGATGTGTTTCATCCCCGAAGGCGTCACGATCGAAGAAGATGCCTGGATCGGCCCCCGCTGCACGTTTACGAACGATCGTTATCCTCCATCAAAAAGGGAGGATTGGCAGGCCACCTGGATCGGCCGAGGCGCGAGGCTTGGCGCCGGAGTGACGGTCCTTCCGGGGATTGTGATAGGAGAAAAAGCCCTGATCGGCGCCGGATCCACGGTCACAAAATCCGTGCCGCCGGGAGAAACCTGGGCCGGATGCCCAGCCAAAAAAATAAAAGGAGGAAATTGATATGGATATCAGAGGTCAACTCGTAAGAGGTCCTTTGAAGGACGTGAGCATTGCCTACAGAAGTGAGGAATTTATCGGCGATCGGATCTTCCCGATCATTGACACCGACGACCCCAAGATGAATATCTATGAATATCTCAGGGGCGATTGGCTTCGGGATGAGGCCCAGATTAGAGGCCCAAGCGCCAGGGCGCCCAGAAGCACGTTCAAGCTTAATCCCATTCCTTACAATACAAAGGAATACGCCTTTGCCTCGGAAGTCACCGTCGAGGACCGCAAACTCGCCAAATCCAGGATGGCGCCTCCTGTTCAGCCCGATCAGGATGCCGTCGAATTGTGTGCAAACAAAATCGACCGATCAAAAGAAAGAAGAATTGCTGCCCTGATCAAAGCGACGTCATGGTGTGCGATCGGCGCAGCAGGAGAAGATGCTGCAGGTCTCTGGGCACCCCCGGGAAGTACAAATACTTTTATCCTCGATGTCGAGACGCGGATCGAGACCATTCGGGCCTATACCGGGGTCAAACCGAACGTATTGATGATAGATGCCGGCACGTGGAGCAAAATCAAGCAGATCGACGCGGTACTTGACCGGATCAAATATACGGGGAGCGGAGCGGACCCCGCAAAGGTCACTCCCCAGATGATCGCCGCGCTTTTTGGACTGGACGAGATTCTGATCGGCGGCGCACTTTATAGTTCGGCTAAGGAGACAAAGGCCGGCACGGAGCTCACTCTCCTGAATATCTGGGATTACAACGCGAGCCACGGCATGGCATTCCTCTTCTACCGGCCAAGGACGATCGGACTGAAGGTTCCCATGCCGGGAGTCCAGGTCAGACTCCGTTATGGCGAAGACGGCGGAGGCGGAATCCGCAGGACTACAACGTGGCCGGAGCCGGCCGAGCATCAGGACGTTTACGAAGTGGCAGAAGAAACCGACATTGTCGCCACCGGCACCTATCTCGGCTTCAAGTGGAGTGATCCGCTGGAAGACTAACGATATAAACAATGAAGATGAGAAGCTACGAAGATGAGAAAATGGGAAGATAAGAAGTTACGAAGTTACGCATCTTCATATCTTCCCAACTTCTTAACTTCGTTCTTTTCATAACCTCGTAAAAAAAAGGAGGAGGAAAAAAGATGAAAAGACTAAATCTGTTTCTAAGCATTTTGCTTATATTGACCCTATCTGTTCCCTTCGCTATGGCGGAGGATACGGGGCGGGTAAGCAGGGGTCTCCCGCAAGCGATGCCGGATACCAATCCCTCACCCTATCGCCTCGGGCGATATGGGGAGATGATGGTCATCCCCATGCATAGCACCAGGCATGCATTAGCCGACGAGGGATCCTATTTTCTCGCCACTAACGCAACCCCTGGGACTCCGATTGCCGCAACCACAAACATTACAGGCTACGCCGATACTGCAGGTGCGGTCGGAAACTTTTTCTATTTTCGTAACGCCGATGTCGGTCGAACCGGCAAGAGGATGTATCTCGACTATATCAAGTTGATGGTAGTCGCGGTCCCCCTGAGTGCCACTTCATGGCAATACGCGATGGTCACTGACTACGGGACTGCCCGCTATACGAGTGGAGGGACGGCTATCGTTCCTGTCAGTCCAAATGGCGATATCGGGACGCCCTCAATCATTCAGATGTATTCCGGCGCATTGACCACGGCGGTCGGAATTAGCAAACGCCTTGTATCAAGGGGCACGCTTCGAGGAGTGGTCCCAACAACATTCGATACCTATGTAATTGTCTTCGGATCTCTGGAAGGAGGCGGTTCAGCCATATCAGCTGCAGCCTCGGGCAGAATCGTGAGCACTGGCCCCCCGATTATTATCGGCCCAGCCCAAAATCTAACTTTGGCTATGTGGGGCGCAGCAAATGCGGCCGCTCCGACGTTCGAGTTCGAAATCGGTTGGTGGGAAAGATAATATAAACAAAGAGAAGATGAGAAGATACGGAAACGAGAAGATGGGAAGATAAGAAGTTATGAAGTTACGCATCTTCATATCTTCCCAATTTCTTAACTTCGTTCTTTTCAGTAGAGGAGCCATCATGAAAAAATATCTAATATGTTTTATTGCCATGATCTGTCTGATATACGCTTTGCCAAACGTTGTCAATTCAGAAAACGTCAAGTTGACAATGGTCGAAGGTTGCAGGTTTATCTTTGAGGCGGCCGATACCACGAAAACCTGCACTTTTCCATACGATTTTCCGGATTGCGAACTTCACAGCATCAAAATTATCATGCCTGCTTTTGCTGCCACGGCTCCTACAGCCACGATTTCAATCTTAGATCCGACTGGGAGTACGATTTATTCCCAAGCAGGGATAGCAGAATCAACGACAACCTACATTCCATTGTCACGTCCACTTACTTTTGGTTCATCATATGTAATTCTCTTGACCACCACCGCCGGCACAGGCGGGGGGACGGCCACAGTTGATAGCTGGGTGTATAAATGAAAAAATTTCTTCTAATCCTCTTTCTGATCTTTGCCTTTGCTCAATGGGGTGAGGCGGCAGTATATTATGTTGACTCCTCCATCACCGATGTGCATGTAGCCTCAGCTACTCCTGATTTTACGACGTATAATCCTGTTACTTTTGCTACGGATACGGGTACGGATTCAGTTTATAAGACCATTGCAGATGTGAATCTCAAGGCATTCGCTGCGGGGGATTTTGTTTATTTTAGAAAAAGCCAGACCTGGAGAGAGAGACTTACTATCCCTTCTTCTGGATCAGTGGGTCTTCCTATTACCTACGGGTCGTTTGGGATCGGGGCTAAACCTCAAATTTTAGGTTCAACCCAATTAACAACCTGGGATGTAGATGGATCACAGTGGAAATGTACCTATGCAGGCACAGTTGCGGCTCTCTTCTTTATCAATGCTTCTGACGGTACAATACATTGGGGGCAAAAACAAGCAAGTCAGGTAGCCTGTACTGCCGAGTATTATTGGTATTCTGACGGATCAAGTGTCTGGTGTTTTGCGGCTACTGATCCAGATACCAGATATACATCGGTGGAAGCAACCACGGGTCTTCGTTGTATAACTCATAATAGCAAAATATATATAACAATTCAAGACCTGGAACTTGCTTTTGGAAGTATTGAGGGAATAGGAGCCGGAAATGTTGCTGCAACGAATTGGACGATACAAAGGAATACCGTTCATCATTTTGGAATTTGGCCCCTGGGAGGAAGCAGTAATCCTGGTATTGGAATAGCCATATCAAAGTCCCATGTTATTAGCTATAACAAAGTATATGAGATTGGAGGTGGTGGGATTCAGTGTTACGGATATGCAGATGTTGACCAAGGAAATTTCATTGTCAATAATAATGAAGTTTATAACGTCTATTACGAGCACCTAAACTTCCATATTGATGCTGGAACCGTTAATAATTGTGTTATTAAGTATAATCTGGTTTATGATACGTCAAATTACGCAGATACCACTAAAGTTAGTGATGGAATTTATGTTTCTGGCAATTCCACTCATGCCGCAGATTCATGGAATATTTATTATAATATTGTCCACGACATGATGGGATCTGGTATTAAGTGGTATCGTTATGTAACAAATTGTAATATTTACAACAACACTGTTTATAAATCTAATGCTAACATTGGAGCATTGGTATCTTATGGTATAGGGGGAAGTACAACAGGCTGTTCTGGTATTGTCATAAAAAACAATATCGCAATTGATTTTTCGACTGCTTGTTTTTTCCCTGATACTATAGCCGTGATTTCTGCGTGTGATTATAATCTTTGGTATCAAAGTGCTGGAGGAACAGCAATATATGTCGAAGTTGCTTCTCCATATAAAATATATCACTATAATGACCAAGCGACCTATAAATCAGATCAAGGATTTGATACCAATGGTAAATGGGCCGATCCACTTGTTGTTTCTGCCACTGATTTTCATCTCAAACCAGATTCCCCTGCCCGTGATGCAGGAGTGGGTGTAGGCTTATATTGGGATTATGCTGGCAATGCAGTCCCCTCTGGATATGGAACAGACATCGGGGCATATGAACTTCCCCAGTTCACAAGACGATACTACTACGGCGGGGGAATGAGGTATGGGCAATAGATGAAGATGAGAAGATGCGAAGATATGAAGATGAGAAGATGAGAAGTTGAGAAAATAAGAAATTGAGAAGATGCATAACTTCCTAACTTCATAACTTCCTAACTTCATAACTTCATAACTTCTTAACTTCTGAAGTTAAGGACGGACCGAACATGGCCTATTCTACTTTAGCAGATCTCAAAAAGCAGATACCCGAAAAGAACATCATCGAGTTGACGAACGATGCCGGAACGGGGCCTCCAAAGAAACTCGCTTATACCTCCGGAGGAACCCATGTCATCGCTGCCGGCGATACGGTCGTTGGCGCTACGAGTGGAGCTCACGCACTGGTTGAAGAAGTCGTTCTCTCAACCGGAACCTGGGCCGGCGGCACCGCCGCAGGAGATCTCTATCTCAGCGACCAGGTCGGAGATTTCGTGGCCGAAAAGTTAAAAATCGGCTCCGATGCTGATGTTGCCACGATCGCCGCAAATTCTACCGATACTGTTTATGGAGTTGATACGGATAAGGTCACCGAAGCGATCGCCAAGGCCGATGCCCTGATCGATTCCTATTGCGGCGAGGTGGCCGAAGTTCCATTTACGACCGTCCCTGCAATCATTAAACAGCATTCAATCACGATCACAATTTATTTTCTCTATACGCGCAGGGGTGTAGCGCCCGAGATCGTTAAGGACAATTACAAGGATGCGATCGCTCATCTGAAAGATATCTCAACCGGGAAAGCAACTCTCCCGCCGATCACCGAGGCCGACTTTGACGAGCAGATCAAGACGGATCGAACGAATGACGATCGGAAAATGACAATGGGTAAAGCGAGCGACGGGTCCAGCGGCAAGCTGGATAATTACTGAAAATGAGAAGATGAGAAGATGCGAAGATAAGAAGTTTCCCAGCTTCATAACTTCATAACTTCATAACTTCATATCTTCTAAAGGACAGTATGGTAACCAGAGCAAAGAAGAAACCAAACACCGACGAAATCGCGACTTACCAGAACGATATTACGCAGTACTACATCGGTCGCGTTCTGATCAATCCCGATACGGTACTTTCGACCGAGGCCGCGGGGCAGGGACTTAAGGTCTATGCGGAACTCGAGCGCGACGACCGGGTCTATTCTGAGATGCAGAAGAGAAAGCTTGCCGTTATCGGCAAAGAATGGTCTATCGAGCCTGCAAGCGAAGATACCCAGGATGTCAAGATTGCCGAATTCGTAGAAAATAATTTTAAAGAAATCAAATTTGACAGGGCTTGCGAGGAGCTCCTCGATGGCATTCTCATGGGTTTTAAGGCTTCCGAGATTATGTGGGATTATTCCGAAGGGGATATCTGGATCAAGGAATTTCGCGGTCGGGATTCCCGCCGGTTCACATTCGGATTGGAAAATCAATTACGGCTTCTCACCTATAAAAACATGCTCGAAGGCGAAGAAGTTCCCGACCGGAAATTTCAACTCTTCCGATTTGGTGAGAAGAATAATAACCCCTTCGGCATGGGCCTCGGGAACAAACTCTACTGGCCTGTCTGGTTCAAAAAAAACGGCGTCAAGTTCTGGGCCGTATTCTTAGAAAAATTCGGCCAACCCACTCCCTGGGGAAAATACCCGCCCGGGACCGAAAAGGCCAAACAAGACGATCTTCTCGATTGCCTGAAGGCCATGCAGACCGATCAGGCCATCATCACGCCTGATACGATGATAGTCGAACTCCTGGAGGCCGCCCGGACGAGCTCAGTCGATAGTTACGAAAAATGGGGAAACTTCTGGAATACCGCCATTACGTTGGTTATCCTCGGCCAGGAGGCCACAACCGTAGGGACTCCCGGAAAGCTCGGAGAAGAGACCGCACGTTCCGATGTCCGCCAGGAATATGTCAAGGCCGATGCCGACCGCCTCTCCGAATGGCTCAACGATCAATCGATCAGATGGATCGTCGATTACAATTTTCCGAATGTCAAAAAATATCCAAAATTCTGGAAGGAGGTCGAACCGCCTGAGGATCTCGAAAAACTTTCTAAGGTTCACCAGGTCATTCTGCCGATGCTTGATGATGTACCAATGAAATTCATCCATGATACCTATTCGATTCCGATGCCGGAAGGAGACGAGCCGGTTCTTATCCAGAAGGCGGCCCCAACGCCCTTCGGGTTCGCTGAAAATAGGAAGATGCGAAGATACGAAGGTGCGAAGATGCGAAGATACGAAGATAAGAAGATAAGAAGCTGCGAAGATTCAAACCTTCATAACTTCACAACTTCCCATCTTCACAACTTCTCATCTTCTTTCCTCGAAGCCGACTGGGTATCTGAATACATGAAAAATCTCGCACCCTCCCTCGGTGCGCTGAAGAAAGATGCACTCAGTAAGATCGAGGGATGGCTTCGTAATCAGTCCTCGCCGCCCTCGGAAGAAGAATTTACCTCGGCCATCAAAGGGATCCTCGGCGATGCCTACAAAAATATCGATAAGATTGCCGTAACCGAATCCGTCGGCGCGATCTACCAGGCATATAAAGCCATAGAAGGTTTGACGGCGACAGTTGGCTTCGAAGGTGCGGATATTCGTGCGATCAACTTCCTCTCGAATCTCGATCACTTTTATCTTTCAAAATTTATTGACAATCCCGATGCCCAGGCAGCTCTCATGGATTTCTTAAAAACCCGCTACCTCGAGGGAGGCGAAGGACTTTTTGGGGCAGGCGATCCGAAAGCGATCGCAGAGCTGAAAAACCTTCTCTCCCAGCAAATGACAGATCTCGAGGGATACCAGATCAATCGGATCGTGGACACGGGAGTCGTCCGGATCCAGAACTGGAGCCATATATCTCAACTCCATGATGCCGCAATCGCTGAAATCGAAATCATCGAACCGACCCAGGAGTGCGCCTTCTGCGCCATGATGAACGGCAAAATCATCCAGGTCGACGTCGCCTATAAAAATATGATGGACCAGGCGAACATGACCCCGGATGAATACCAGACCTTCCTCGGGGAGAACCAGAGCATCCTGGAAAATATTCAGAATTATGTGGATCAGGGGCTTTTGCCTCCTTATCATCCGCACTGCCGCGGGACGATTGTAATGAGGACAACTAACCAGTGATCAGTGATCGGTCACTGATAACTGATGACTGATGACTGATCACCGATTACTAACAACCAATAAATATGATTGAAACCAAAATCAAAATCGAAATCGTAGGCAAACTCGCCAAGGAACTCATCGATCATCCGGCGGAATTTTCGCGCACAACGATTTGGGCAGGCATGACAAAATTAGTCGAAACAATCGAGGCCCGGGCAAAAAAAGAGGCCCCCGTAAAGAGTTCTAATCTTTTTAGGTTGATTACGAGTTGGGTCTCACCCGATGGAATAAAAGGAACGGTAAACTCGGGCGCGCCTTACTCGGAGTTCGTTCATCGGGGTACCGGAACCTTCGGTCCGTTTCATCAGAGAATTTTTCCTGTGTCAAAAAAGGCCCTTTTTTGGCCTGGAGCACTTCATCCGGTCAGATCGATAAAAGGAATGAAACCGAATCCTTTTTTTGATAGGGCATTGAAACAAATAACCCCCCAGAAAGTCTTTGACGATGGGGTCTGGGGATTTCTCAGGAAAATGCAGTAATCAGTAATCAGTGATCAGTAATCAGTGACTGATAACTGGTGACTGATAACTGATTTCAGAGAGCGAAGCGACCATGAGTTATACCATCACGCAAATTGAAGATGCGATCATCACTACGCTGAAAGCGTCGGCGATGAATACCTATTGCAAAAAGATCGATTCCTATCAGATCGAAGGCGGCGACCTCGAAGACCAGATCCGAATCTTCGCAGGCCAGCTCCCGTGTGCTCTGATCATTTATAACGGCACGCCGGAATTTATTCATTCGATGTCCGGGATCCAGGATATGCCCCTGGGTTTTTCGATTCTCCTCTGTGCCCAATCCCTTCGTGGTGGTGGACAGGCGAGAAAGTCTGCGATAGGCGTATATAAGATGATCGATGACCTGAGATCAATTCTAAGCAACAATAACTGCGGACTCGAAATAGATCCGCTTTTGCCGACAAATGTGAAAGGCGAGGTAAACACTAAAATGTTCTCGGCGTATTCGATGGAATTCAAAACGCAGTGCCGGTATGCATTATAAAAAATAAAGTAATTTAGCAACTGGGTTCGGAGTTCGGAGTAAAAGATTTAAGACTCCGAACTAAATTTCTCCGAACTAAATTACTCGCCGGAGAAGACAATGGCTGAAATAAGAGTTCTAAAAGCGGCCACGTATATTGACGTCGACGCCGATGGACCAGAAGAGAGCGAGCTTCAATATCCGAATGGCGAATTCACGCCCTATGATGAAACCGCGGAGTAAATCAGTGATCAGTAATCAGTCTTAAGAAGTGATCAGTGATCAGTGATCAGTAACTGATAACTGATAACTGATAACTTTATTTTTTGCCCTTTGGGCAAAGGAGGACAAAATGCCATCAAGAATATTTGCGACACAATTAGCAGCGATAATAGAGGAAACCGAAGGGACCCCAGGGACATTGGCTGCCGCCCAGGCCATACTCTGTAAAGCCATCGCCTTTACACCGACCCAGGAACAATACCAGCGCGAACTCTTAAGAGGATCCCTCTCAAGAGATCCGAGTGTCTCCGGGAAACGCTCTGCCAAACTCGCATTCACCGTGGAAATGAGAGGCTCCGGCACACCAGGCACCGCGCCGGATTATGGGCCGCTTCTCAAAGGATGCGGCTTTTCGGAGACGATATCGCCCATTGTTTCTGTTACTTATAAACCTGCCACGGCATCGATACCATCCTTAACCGTTGCGGCCTACATGGATGGGATCAGGAAGTTGATTTTCGGAGCACGGGGGACCGTAAGATTCGAAATGGTTGCCGGCCAGCCGGGGCTCATGCATTTCGAATTTGAGGGAGCCGATTTCGTTGTAGAAACCTTAGCCCTGTTAACGGGAATTACTTATACGGCCATCGTTCCGCCGGCTTTTTTATCAGCGGGATTGCTCCTGAATGCCTATGCAGCTATCTGCTCGAAAGTCGAAATCGATGTGGCAAACGTCCTTCAGAAGCGTGAGAGCATCAATAAGTCGTCAGGTTATATCAGTACATTGATTACGGGGAGAAATCCCAAGGGTTCAATGGATCCCGAGCTTCCCCTGATTGCCACACATGATTTTTATGGTCTTTGGAGGACTCCCGGAACCCTTGGTTCTCTGGCCCTGGCAGCCACCGGATCAGCAGGAAACATCGTTTCCGTATCCTGCCCAAAAGTACGCTATGCAGCGATCGCCCCTGGAGATCGCGGCGGGTTAAGAATGCTCGGCCTTGATTTTGAGCCGACTCTCAGCGCAGGAGACGACGAAATCTCAATCGCTCTAACATAAAAAAAGTAATCAGTCATCAGTTATCAGTTACTGATTACTGATCACTGATCACCGGTCACTTCTTAAGACTGATCACTGATCACTGATCACTGATCACTGATTACTGATCACTTCTTTTGGGGAAAAGGAGGACCCTATGTCTCTTAAAGAAAAAATTATTAATTATCTTCAAAGCGATCGCCGAAAAGAATACCACATTCCCGAATTCGGAGAGACGATCTATTTCACACCTGTGACCGTCCTCGAGATGGAAAAAATCATGACGCTTTCCGGAGGCGGCACCAGCTCCAAAGACTTTCATCTCTGGACGATCATCGAAAAAGCCGAGGATGAAAAAGGCCAGAAGATCTTCTCTATCGAGGATAGACCCTATCTTGAGAAAATGGATTGGTCGATCGTCTCGAGGATCTCAAACGAGATACAAAGAACTATCTCGTTTGATGAAGCAAAAAAAAACTCATCAATAACTCCTTCCTGAAAAACCTGTTCGCTCTCGCCGACAAAAAGCGAACGACCCTTACAGGGCTAAGAGATCTCTCAATGGAAGAATTTCAATACTGGATCGCTTTTTATGAGATTCAAGCGGAAGAAATCAAAAATGGCTGATGGCAGTAAGAGCAGGGACACCTCCCATATTTTTGACATTATAAAAAAAATAAGGATTGATAAAAATATGGGAAATGTCCCTATGGAGATCGTATGGCCGGTATAGTCCTTGAAATAACCGTCGACGACAAAGGTACCCCGGTAATCAAACGCCTGAGTGACGAGACCAAGAAAGCCTTTGACGAGATGAAGAAAGGCCCCGAGCAAGCCCGGGGTCCCCTCGCATCTCTTCAAGAAGGCTGGATCGGTCTCACCGCAAAGATCGCGGCTGCCACTGCCGTAATTTATACAGTCGGCAGAACAATGAATAGTTTTGTAAAAGAAGCCGCCGAAGCAGAACAAATAGAAAACCGCCTCAAATATACGGTTGAAGGAGTTGGTTATAGTTGGAAAAATGCGAAAGTTGCGGTTGACGAATTTGCCAACTCCATCATGAAAACGACCCGCTTCTCTGACGAACAGGCCCGCCAGGCCCTGAATGATATGTTTCTGTATACACAAGATTTTACGAAAGCCCAACAGGGCGCCACAATGGCGATGGATCTTGCCACCCGCAAAGGCATAGACCTTGCGTCTGCCACCCGTTTTATCGGTATGGGTATGACTGGGAACATTGAGGTCCTCGGAAGGATGTTGCCCGAATTTAAACATCTCAACGATACGCTCGGCGAAAACGCTTCAATGTCTCAGAAGGCAGCATATTTCATATCGGAATTTCAAAAGAAATTCGGAGGCGCCGGTCAGGCAGATATAAACAGTTATTCGGGTAAGGTTGACCAAATGAAAAATGCCTGGACCGATTTAAAAAAAGTGATTGGTAACGACTTTCTTCCGGTCCTAAAAGAAACTTTTGATTGGCTGACAAAAATTTTTAAATCATGGAAAGGCGACGAACTGGAAGGCCTAAAAAAGGACCTTAAGAATCTTGAGGATTGGCTTGCCTACGGCATTAAACAAGGAGCTTCGGGGAGATATATAGAAGATTACGTCAATCGAATTGAAAAATTAAAAGGGAAAATAGCCGATTTAACGGACACCGAAGAGAAGAGAAAAGCGCTCGCCGCCGAAACCAAAAAAGATATCTTCCCCGAAAGTGTACTTAGTAAAGAAAAAATTGAAGAAGATATCTTGGCATTTCATAAATTGGTTGCAGAAGCAGAGCGGCTCAGCGAATTGGGCAAAATGCCAGCATGGGAGGACTGGGCTACAACGATTCGTGGGCCGGTTCTTAGGGATATAACTCAACTCGATTTGGAATTTGCCAAAGTGGTTGCTGAAGCCGAGAGATTAAGCGAGACAGGTAAAATGCCATCCTGGGAGGATTGGGCTGCAACGATTCGTTCGCCGGTTCTTAGAGATATCACTCAATTAGATTTAGAATTCGCAAAAATTGTGGCCGATGCCGAAAGACTCAGTGACCTTGGTAAAATGCCAGCCTGGGAGGACTGGGCAGGTGGAGTTTATAAAGTAATAAAACCCTTACAGTTTGGAGAAACTCTTGCCAAAGATTTTGGCTCTGCATGGAGTTTCAGTTTGAAGAACATCATCTCGGAATCGGAAAATATGGGCGATGCTGTCAAAAAGGTATTCGTCGGTATGGGCGATGCCTTCCTCAGTGCGGTCTCCAGAATGATATCTAATTGGCTAATGTTTGGCAACATCACTGGCACTCCTACCGCAGGAGCAGGGATCGCCGGTTGGTTGGGCAGTTTATTTGGAGGGGGGACAAGCGCGACAGCGGGAGGATGGGGGTCCTATTATGGAGAAGGCGGTATCATTCGGGGTTGGAAGCCTGTACATACATTTCAAGAAGGCGGTACAATCACAAGGCCGACTCTCGGCCTGATCGGTGAAGGCGGCCCCGAGGCAGTCGTCCCGCTGAAAGGCGGCAAAATCCCCATAGAAGGATCGAGGGGTACGAACATATACAATTTTCACTATTTAGGTGTCAATGATGTCGATCCCCTAAGTTTCATCGAGCTCTGCAAGCGCAATCCGCAAGGGTTTTTTGATGCAATGATATCCGATGTCAGAAGAGGCGGAGTGATGAGGAAAATAATGAGATAAACAATGGAAACTTATCCGAGTAGCCCAGTACCATCTTATAACTACAATCCGTCAGAGGAATTCAAAACCCTCATCAGCGACTTCGATTCCGGAGTGGAACAGGCGAGACAGCTCTGGAGATTTTCCAGACGAAGTTTCGCCCTTTCATACAATAATATGTTGATCACCGAGTTCGATACCATCCATGCATTTTTCAAGCAGATGTTCGGTTCTGCCGAGACCTTCTGGTATTTTGATTTCAAAAAAAATAAATGGACCGATGAATTTGTCGCCAGGGGGATAGCCAATCTAATCCATGCCATTGCCGAAGATGGAGGTGTCCAAACGGATGAAACAGTGGCGGCGAATAGCGTTGCCGCCAATGACATGAATCTGCTGCCTGCAAGCCCCCAGAAAAATGATGCCTATTATTTTGGCGGGTCGATCAAGTTCGAAACGGTTAGACTCAATGTCGGGACCGCAGGAGTCGGAACATGGACATTAACATATGAATATTGGAACGGATCGGCATGGGTTGCACTTTCGTATGTTGCGGATGGCACCAATGGATTCAAGACCGCGGGCATAAATGATATCAACTTCCTGAGACCTTCGGATTGGCAAAAGAAATTACTGCTGACCCGGAATGTTTACTGGATCAGGGCCCGGGTCTCTTCGTTTACTTCCAAAACCACCCAGCCGCTGGGGACAAAGGCATGGCATTACCAGAGGGTCTTCGATCTGCCATCGAAAGACACATCCGAAGCGACTTTAAAAATATACCTCAATGGAATAGAGAAGACAGTAAATACGGACTGGTTCTTTATACCCGGAACCGGCGAAGGAGGGGCGGATCAGGTAGGGATGATCAATGCCCTTGTATCCGGCGATCTCCTTACAACGGATTTCGATGGAAATCTAAGGATCAGGGGAAGATTTAAGGAGGATTCACTGTCGTGGGACATTTTCGCTCCGGACCTCTGCAACTTTTCAACAAAAATATATGAAAGGAGAAGTTTCGAGACATGAGATTCTTTCCCCTCGGAATTATCGAAGAATTTTTGAAAGAAATTTTCTTCATGGCACACCTGGTCACTTTCTCCTTCGCCGAAATTCAGAGATGGACGGACTGCGACCAACCCATCTTTTATTCCGAAGATTGGTATGTAAGAAAAGGATTCACGTTTCGGCCTCCGGTTATGAACATCGATCTCCAGGCTGAGGGCGTTACGATGGAAATCGACAACGTCGATAAATCCTTCTCCGATCTGATTCTCACCGAGGACGTGCGGGAGAAGGAATGCAGGATAGAAAGAGTTTGCCTGGACAAAAATCTTTGTGTCATTGAGACGCCAATTATCATCTTCCCGGGATACGTCGACAGGATTTTGAAGGCCGACCGGAAACGGGCCGTCATAGAGATTTCCGACGAATTGATCCGGTGGCAGATCCTGACGCCGAGAAGAACCCATTCCCCGACTTGCGAGTGGGGTTTCAAAAGTGATGAATGCGGATATCCAGTAGCAGGGCCCGCAACGGTTTGCGGCGATGGCCTATATAATGAGAAGACTGCCGAGGCGTGCGCCTATCTGGGGAACAGGATCCATTTCGGGGGGTTCTATTATATTTCCACTCTCGCCCAGAAGGAGATATGGTGGGGAACGAAGCCAAAACTCTGGGGATAAAGAAACGGCAGAGACTTTCCCAGGCCGTCGTGCGATTCCTCGATGCCCCCTTCGCATTGGGGGACATGAGCAAAGGATGGGATTGTCTCAATTCGCTTGCGGAATTTTATGATTCGATGGGGGCCGAATTTCCACGCAAATTCGGCGACTGGGATGAGAGCAATTATGTTTTGAGATGGAACGAGAATGAGAAAAAGTCGAGAGAAGTATTCAGGCAATTCCTTAGAAGCCTCGGAAAATCTGTTGACTGGAATTATGCTGTCGCAGGGGACCTCCTGCTTTTTGAAAGAATGGACATACCGATTTTTCCGGGGATATATATGGGGAACGGGAACGTCCTTATAAATTGGGGCGTGAAAAAAGGAATGAAGGTGGCCCCCCTAACCGAGCTTTTGAAATTGAAATTTTTTATCGAGGCGCGGAGGTTGTTGTGATGCGGAGATTATTGTGAAGTTGAGATTCTGGAAAAGAAAACCCAAATATGAAGTCAGGCTCCCGATCGGAAGGCGACGGGATATTGTCCTTCATGAGCCGATATCGGGAATAATTTCGGGAATCTCGGCTTGGCTCTCGACATCGATTGGGGTGGCCGGAATCACGGTAGGCGGGATGATAAAGACCGTTCTTATCGTCGCTGCTATCGGGTCCTCCATCTGGTCAGCCATTAAGAAACCATCCTCCCAAAACAGTATCGAAAATAACGGAATGCTAATAAACACAAAGTCGTCATCCGAACCCGTCAAGATTATCTATGGCCAGGTCAAGGTCGGGGGAAACTGGGATTTTTACGAGCCCACGAGGGAAAACAATGAGTATTTTAATGTCGTCATAGACTGGGGCGAGGGAGAGATCGAGGGGACCGGGTTAGGGGTCGATTTCAATCCTCTATTTTCGGGCTCTGGTAGGAACGACCTTCAGCCGGGGGGAGAATTCTCAAATACCAGTTGCACCTGCAATAATACTTGCTATGAATACCAGCCCTGCAGCTGCAATCAAACCTTATATTTATATGAAGGAAAAGGCTCGTGCGCCTGCTATTTCGAATGTTACAACTATCAGGGTTGCAGCTGCGATCAGGCGTGTTACGTTAACGGGGAATTTCAATTCAAAGTACAAATCGATGGGACCGGAACGCCGGACACATTCAAATGGTCAGACGATGGAGGGTCGACCTGGAAAGCGACCGGCGTGCCGATAACAGGCGAGGATCAAAGTTTGGAATATAATATAATCGTGACATTCGGTGCGACGACAGGACACACGCTCAATGACTTCTGGTTATTTTGGGCGGGGGAAGGTGTCTGGATCGGAGATCGCCTTCTCTACTACTATACTCATTATGGGGGACTCAATCTCGCTTCTCATGAATTGATGAAAGGGACGTCTGATCAGGATGTGCTTGCCTCCCTTCAGGCCGAGTGGCCGGCCTGGAATGAGGCAATGCAGCACACGGCCTATTCTTATTTCAGGCTGATTTATAATCAGGACGCCTTCAATTCCGTGCCCGAGTTCACAATAATCTTGAAGGGAAGAAAATTATATGACCCGAGAAACGGGGCGACGGTTTGGAGCAGGAATCCCGCCCTTGTCTGGCGGGACTTTCTCACAAGCATAAGATATGGGTTAGGATTCGACCCCTCCAAAATAGATGATCAGAGCGTCAAGGATGCAGCGAACTGGTTCGACCAGGAGGATTATCATTTCGATGGGGTCGTGATGGATCGCCAGTCTTTTCTTGATAACATGGAAGAGGTTCTTGCCAACATGCGCGCCTTCGTCATCCGGACCGGGGGCATCTACAAGCTTAAAATATTTACGGACGATGCCCCAGTAATGATACTCTCAGCCGATGACGTGGAAGGTGCGGCCGAATCATTCTACCTTAGCCAGGCGGGAATTCCGGAGACCCCTTACAAAGTGAAGGGAATTTTTGCCGACAAAGAACATAATTATACGACAAATTATGCCTATAGCGAAAATACGCAAATGATATCTATCACCGGAGACACCAAGCAGATTGAGATTCCCCTCATAGGAACCACAAGTATGGAACAGGCGTTGAAACTCGTGGAATACTTCAGGAAGAGAGCTGCGGTCAATATGGAATTCCATATCCTCTGCCATCCTCGATTCATTGCGGCCGAAGTCGGAGATATGATCCTTCTGAACCACGAATTTCTTAACATGTTCCCGGAGATCATCACATCCTCCGATCGGGATTCGGTTATAACAGAGAATGGGGATATTCTTGTCTCCTCGCTTAATATGAAGAAGGTGCGCGTCAAAGATATCGGGTTGCCCCAGGAGGGGATGGTTCCAATCACCTTCATGGATGAGCAAACGGCCATCTATTCTTGAGCAAAAAATGGGAAAAATAACCATCCACGAACTTCCGGAAGAATTAGAGCCCACCTTGAGCGATCTCCTGGTGTTGGATGCCGAGAGAGATGATTATTGGTATACGAAGAAAGTCACTCTTGAAAACTTCATGGATTTCTTAGGTTCTTCCTACTTTGAACCTGCCATTTCTCAAGGGACACCTGATCAATACTGGAGAGGAGATAAGAGCTGGCGGACTTTGAAGCAGTCGGTAGTAGACGATTTAATGGAAACAGACAGTCCGGCATTCGTCTCAATCCGGCTTTCCGCCTTGACTGACGGCTATTTCCCTTATCACGCCAGCGATGTTGCCGGATTGGTGAATAGCCCGCTTTATACGGATGGGACTAACATCGGTATTGGTATGACTCCATCGGCCAAATTGGATGTCGATGGATTCATTCGTTCTCTTGGTTACCCAAGGGTGCCAACCAGCGGAGCAGGATTGGAGGTTTCATATAATCCAACTGCATCCCGTGGATATTTAACAGCGGCCGATAGGACAAATTCTCTTTACAAAGAACTAAGCATTAACGGTCTTATACTCACATTGAATTCATATAGCGGAGGCAACGTCCTCGTCGGGACGAATACCGATTTAGGATATAAACTCAATGTCAATGGAACAGGATATTTTGCAACCTCATTGGCTACCCCAACGATAAAGTTATCAACCGGCGCAGCTGCAAATTTTTTCTGGATGTCCACCGGCATAGATGGATCGGGCGCCTGGACAGCGATTGCAGCCTCACAGGTTTATAAAGGGATCTGGCTTGCTTCTACCAATACCCCAACCCTGGCAGACGGAACGGGAACGGTCGGGTGGTATTATCGTGCGGTAGATGCTGGAACAGTTGATTTTGGACACGGGGGCATAGCCTTCGTAGCTGGGGATGATTGCTATTATAGCGGCACTCTTTGGCAGAAAATACCTGGAATTGGCTACACCCTACAGACCGCAACCGCCTCGGTGTTAGGAGGTATAAAAGTAGGTGGAAGCCTCCAGATTGACGCCGGGACCGGGATTTTGAACATAAATAATGCCGATATGGGAGATATAACCGTATCCGGAACAGGTTCGGATATTGGAAAAATTTGGACGATTGACAATAACGTCGTTACTTTTGCTAAATTTCAACAGATTGCCACGGCATCACTTCTTGGCCGGGCTACAAGTGGAATCGGAAATGTTGAAAATCTTACTGATATTCCAACCGGGATCACCATTGGAAGTCAGTATATTTACAGGGTGGGTGGAACCGACGTATCGATAGCCGATGGCGGCACAGGGGCATCCTCTCTGGCCGCTGGCTATCTGCCTTATAGCAGTGGTGGAACTGCTTATGCTGCTTCTCCAATCTTTACGGATGGAACCAACCTCGGTATCGGTGTCGTTCCCAAGGCTTGGGATTCATTAACTGGGATGGAGATTGGAGGATCAGGCTCGGGGATTTCTGGAAATCTTGGAGGATTCTATCTCGGTACGGGATTCTATTACGCTACCGGCTGGAAATATGCGATTGCCGATATTGCGATTGGGAAATATCAGATATCTCTCGGCGCTCACACGTGGAGTATAGCCCCACCCGGAATAGTAGGCAATGCAATTTCCTGGACCGACGCATTAACTTTAAATGCCAACGGCTACTTCGGCGTCAACACCATTACTCCCCGCCGCCGAGTAGATATCTTATATGCTTCTGCCCCCCAGCTTAGGCTTACCCAAACAGACAATTCCGTCTACACTGATTTTCAGACTGATTCCAGTGGAAATCTTATCCTTACTCCTACCGGTGGAATAGTTAAGACAACCGGTATTCAGGTCAAAACCCCCTGGTGCGATGTCAGATTATTTGCAGGAGGTCACTTTAACGGAACGGAAAATGATGCTCCAGCAATCGAGGCCGCAATAACGGCGGGCTACAAAAGATTGTTTTTGCCCAATCTTACGCTATGGATTCCGACGGCTAATTCCATCGCGGCAGATCTCGAAATCATCGGTGAGAGCTGGACAGGCGTCGTGATAAAGGCATCGAACCCGGCCACGGAATACATCTCTATCGGCGCCAGAACAATTCTCCACGCCGTCTCGATATTCGACAAATCGGGAGTAGACCAGGGACTATCCCCGAATGTGGCGAGGCCCGTTCGATGGTATGCCAATAACCGCGCAAGCAGCTATCCGGTTACCTCCTGGTTCAATCAAAATATGGTCATCGAAACTGGGGAAACCGGATACGACCGCCCCGCCTTCGGTGTGAACAATTATGGAATCGGCGATGCTTTTTGGGCAGGAGTGAAAGGGGATTATGGAATAGGGTATAGAGTGGATGTAGGACCTTCTCCCAATGAGGCTGTTCCAAATGCCATCGGCCATTATATTATCAACTGGGGTCAAGGCCGTGGAATATTTGCAGTAGGAAAAGCAGGAAGCACTGGGGTTATAGCCCAGATCTCTGCTGAAGCCAATGTGCAAAGCCTTAACCTTTACGATATTTCTTCAACTACGCAGAGCACTTTTCAATCGATTTCTTTTGGAAAAACTTCAGGAAACATTTTCAACATATATCATCAAAATTCCGCTATGACCGGCCATGCCTTCATAATGAACATGGGCAATAACGGGGGCAGTTTTACAGGATATTTTTGGGATTTAAAAGTTGCAGGAGTTTCAAAATTCGTCATAGAAGCAGATGGTCATCTTTACACCGCCTCATCTACTGTAGTGGCTAATTTAAATGCCGATCTCTGGGATGGATATCAGTTTGCAAGTTATTTAGATCAGGCAGTTAAACAAGCCTCCTCCCCGACCTTTGCCGGAGGCTTCCTGACCAATAATTTGCTCTTTAACAATAACATCGGTGTCAGGGGAAAAACCACCGGCGGAGTATCCATACAGCTTGCCGGCATGGGGAGCGATGATAAAGTTTATCTCGGTGCCGATGCCCCAACCGATATACTTATTGGCACCGGCGCCGGTTCTACGAATCCGATATACATCAAGGTAGGAGGAGCCCAAAAAAACGTTCAAATAGACGCCAACGGGTTCCTAAAAGGAGCATAGATGAAAATCAAAAGATTTGAACTATTCAGAATGAAACAAGTTATTGAAGATATGCCGAAAGGGGACAAGTTCAAGTTCGCTTACGCGGCCACTAAAAATTTAAGGAAAATCAAATCTGAGATCGACGATATGCAGAGCACCATTGAGCCAGATTCGGAGTTCCGGGAATATGATAAAGAACGTCAAGAGGTCTGTAAAAAATTTGCCAGGATTGAAAATGGAGAACCGGCGAAGAAAAGGATTACGAATCCTGATGGATCCTTTGCTTTCGTATTCGAAATCGATGAGAAGAAAAAGAGAGAGTTCAATGAGGAACTTAAGAAATTGAAGAGCAAATATAAGGAAGTCATATCATCGCAGGAGAAGAAAATTGAAAACTTTAATTTGGAAATGAGAAAGATGGTTGATATCGATTTCCATCGCGTGAGCTGCGAGGATCTGCCCACCGAGATGGTGGAGATCCAAGAAGAGGAGGATGGAAGACCAAAAAAGGAAAGCAGACTGGCATTGACCCCCAATCAGATGGAGGCGATCCTCGACTGGATTGAATTCCCTGATGAAGAAAAGAAGATCATCAAAACAAAAAGGGCATAGGACCAAATAATGCAATTATACCCGATTACCAATGCGACCCTAAACCTTACCCAGGCATGTAATCTCGCCTGTTCGTATTGCTTTACCGGCGGCAAGGCGGGCAAAAGACTTCATCTATCGATGGGGAAAAGGATCATAGACTTTCTTTTTAAGAATGCCCTCGAGGGAAACCGGAAACGGATTGAGGTCTCTTTTTGGGGAGGGGAGCCCCTGTTAGAATGGGATCTTATCAAGGAATTGATACGCTATGCCGAATTCAAGAGAAAGTGGTTTGGCGTGAATGTCGGGTTTGGCGGGACGACGAACGGCACACTTTTGACTGAGGAAAAAATCAGATACCTTGCCGACCACAGAGCCTTCTTCATGATATCTTTGGATGGCACCCCGGAATCACACAATAAATTCAGAATCTTCCATAATGGTGATGGATCCCAATCAACAATCATGAGGAATGTCGAAAAGGCATTGAAGATATGGCCCAAACTGAAAGTCAGGATGTCCCCTTATGCAGGGGGGATCCATAGATTTCATGAGGATATCCGGTATTTGGCGAGACATGGACTCTATAACATAATGTTTTCCCCGGTCTACGAATCAGGCTGGACCGAGGACCATTGGAAAATCTGGGAAAGCGAATGCCTCAAGACGATCGACTTCTTGGCATTCATGAAGAGTCACGGCATTCGAATCGACATCGAGCATTTCAAATCTTATCGAGGGTCAGACAAAAGCCACTGGCCCTGCGGGGCAGGAAGGTTTTATGTTGGATTTGATATTGATGGATCCTTCTATCCATGCCATAGGTTCTGCAAATTCAGTGATCAGAGGCCCTGGAATGAAAAGCCGATGATTCTCGGCCATATAGATTATGGGATCACATCGAAGGGATTGAGAGATCAATTCATCCATTTTTATCCTGATGATTGCAAAAAGAAAGAATGTTTTGAACGGACGCCCTGTCATGGCGGCTGTTTTGGTGTCAATTATGACATGATGGGGGATATATGGAAGGCCCCCCCGCAGCTCTGCCGATACGTGGAAATGCAAAGAAGAATCTCCAAATATTATGCCCAAAAGATCGAAAACCACGATGGTGCTGCAGAGCCGAAACCCTGCACCTGTAACTTTGAATTTTATTGCGGGCCAACAGCATGAAAATTCTTGTTCCAATGTCGGGTCATACCAAAGGCCTCCACGATGGCCATAGAGCGCTTATAGCCTATGCGCAGACGCTCGGGGATGCCACCATTAGGATCTTGCCGGATTACGGGAAAACGCTCCTGTATGCCCGCACAGGCCTTAAATTTCCTGGAACCGAGAATGTATCGAAGCAGATCAACGATCTGGAAGCGGCCGGGATTAAATGGGAAATGAAAGGCCCTCTATTTACGTCGGAATCCAGGAGGAGAGAGGCTCAAAATAAGGCATGGAAAATCCTGTTACCCATTGCAGAAAAACTGCTGATCCAAAGATATGTTGATCTTGTTTTATCGATGCTGACAATGAAATTCCTAAGCGATGAGAGGCATGAATACGATCTCATCGCAAGGGGCCCCGAGATCCCTCTTTTTTTCATGGGGCATGTAGGAGACGCGGCCCGAAGAACAAAATCGATATTCTTGAAGGAAATAATCAAAGATGAAAACGGTCTAAAGCTTGGATCGATTGCGATTGGAGATGAGGGACCGAACATCCAAAAAGCGATTGGCCAAGTTAAATGTTTTCTAAAACCGGGAAGGAATAGCGACCTCATTCGTGAGATCAATCAATCGATCTCAGAGAATTGGAAAATGGAAGACGCCCTTCTCTTTGAAGGAGATTTTATTCCAGGCAGAGCCGAGGTCTTTTCATTCAGACTTCCAGATGGAAGGCTTTTTGAGGATTGCACATTCTATGCCTAAAATTGAGAGTATGTTATCAGATGGATTATCCGAGTTTGACAGGCTGATACCAGAGGGCGGCATCTGTGTTTATCCTGAAGTCTGGTATTTCGATGTGAACGACATTCCTATTAAGGAAAGAATTTCATCGAAAAGATTTTTCAGGGAAGACCCGGATTATAGAAGGCTTTACGATCACAGGAATCTTATTTTTAAAGGGGAGAAAACAGGGAGGAGGTTCTGTGCCTACATCTACAGGGATTTGGAGGCCGTCGGGAATATTGTTTTCACCGAAGTGATTGATAATCCCCACGGGTTTGGAAAGAATGACTTCAGCTATCACAAATGGATATTCCCCAAATACAGGAAAACAAAATATTCGAGATACGCCATCTCCGATCTCATCCATATGCTTTTTATCTCCGGAATCGCCAGGAGAATCTATGTTTATACCCTTGCACGGAAGGATAGCGAGGGGCATCCTCTATGGGAAAGAATAGATTTCAGCCTTCCATGCGCCAGCATTATCTATGACTCGGACGGGCCGGAAACTCAAAAATATATTTTCCTAAAACAAGAATTTCAGACTCCTTGGGCCACCTATCTGCTTCTGGAATTCAATGGGGATATTTACCGAAGCATGGATTTAAAAAAATATTTCATGGCTGCTCCCGGCCGGGACGAGAAGATCGTCGAGCGTTGGCTCAAGGAAATGAATGAGGCGGCCGATGAAGTGGGGAGGGTAATGAATGGTTGATCCCCTCCACATCAACATTTATATGACCGCAGAATGCAATCGAGAATGCCCCCAATGCTATTATCCTGATGGAAAAGGGAAGATGACCGTTAAGATGTCTGAAAAAATAAGTCTCTGGATCTGCGATCTCATGAGAAATGGCAATGTTCCAGAATATAGAATCCATTTTCTCGGAGGCGAACCACTGCTTAATCGTCATCCGATGCTCAAAATCGTCGATATCGTAAATGCAAACAAACCCGACCTTTCAAATCCGGCTCCTGAAGGCGGTTTCGTAGTTTTTACAAATGGGGATTTTCTGAGCAATACAACACTAAAGATGTTAAAAAGGCGCAACATTAAAATCCTTCTTAATCCGACAAATAACCCCTTGTGCGAAATCGAAAAAAGAATTTTAAAGATAAAAAAAATCTGTCGTGGCTGCAGTCTTGCAATTGTGCTTGACGAATTCAACATGCCACGCCTCCCGCAGCTTACGGAATTGGCCGTCCAGTACGGCTGCCATATGCGGGTAAATCGACTCTATCATGGAGGGACGATTCCCGGATACGTTGATGAATATGAAAAACAAATGGGCAAGATGTTTGAAATTCTTCTCGGTGCCGAAAGATCGATGTGGCCCAATTTTATCATGGAATCAATGACGGTCACATGGCCAGGACCCAAAAATCCTAATGCCTGCGGCCGCTGGTTTCTTGTGGTGGATCCGGATGGTACGGTCCGTAGTTGTAATGCCGACATGGAGACGGTGATCGGGCATATCTCGACTCACAGGAGCATAAGGGATTTCAAATTCCCGCAGCGATGGAGCGCCAAGAATCTTTCCGAATGCCAAGGATGCGAATGGATCATGTGGTGCCAAGGAGGATGTCCTTATACGAGGAAATTAACTTATGGAACCTATGGGAAAAGGACCCCTTTTTGCGGGGCCTTTAAAAAATTATTTCCCATGCTTTTTGAACTAAAAAACCGATGGCTTAAACAACAAAAAAAGTTGTGAAAGCCATTCACAAGCTTTTCACAAACAGATTGGCTGATAAAGAGGGACACTTCCCTTATTTTTAGCGGACAGTAATCAAGGGAGTTAGAACCTCCCTTAACCCTGTGTGAGGCACAGGACGGGATAATCCGCTACCATCCGCACACGTAAAAATAGGTATATCAGGGTTAATCCCAAAACACAATGGGAGGTTCGGACCATGAGAAGTTTATTAGCCTATCCGGGAGGAAAACATCTTTTAGCCGGAAAGATCGTTCCGAAAATACCGCCTCACACCTGTTACTGTGAGGTCTTTGCAGGTGCGGCCTGGGTGCTATTTACAAAAGAGGAATCAAAGGTGGAGATCCTAAACGATATCAACACGGACCTGGTGACCCTTTACCGTGTAGTCAAATATCACCTTGAGGAATTCATTCGTTATTTAAAATGGATTCTTGTAGCCAGGGACGAATTTGAGAGATTTAAAAAAGAGGACCCTGAAACGCTTACCGACATCCAGCGAGCCGTCAGATTCTATTTTTTACTAAAGGCAGGGTACTCGAGTAAAGTGAAAAGGCCGACTTTTGGCATTTCGGCGCAGAGGCCTCCTCGCTTAAACTTACTGCGAATTGAAGAGGATCTCTCGATGGTTCATCTCCGTTTGGCACGCGTATATATTGAAAACAAACCCTATGGGGAAGTAATCGCCTGTTTTGATAAACCGGGAACATTCTTCTATCTTGATCCTCCTTACTATGGGTATGAGAAAGACTATGGCGACGGAATATTTTTCAGAGAAGACTTTCAAAAATTAAGGGACATCCTATCGATGATCCGGGGGAAATTTCTTCTATCGATCAATGATCACCCAAAAACGCGAGAGCTATTTAAGGAATTTCGGATCTCCAGGGAAAAGACGATTTACACGGCAGGATACGGTCATTCACCGCACAAAACAGTGACCGAATTATTGATATCGAACTATTAAAAAGATTGTGAAATAGGCGTTACAAACTTTTCACAAGCAGATTAGAGAGATCCCCGAATCGGAGATGTCGTTTTTTTGTTCCCAAAATTCCAGTAAATTTTCCGTCTGATAATAAAAATCCAGACAATCTGAAAGAAAATCCAGAACCGCTTGCCAAACTATACCAA